ATGGACGCACAAAAAACGGCTAATCCGCTGAGACAAGTACTTAAGATTAGTAAGAGAAGGAGAATAAAAATGAATCCATTAATTCAAAGTTTGACAGAAGGTCAACTTCGTTCTGATATCCCTGAGTTCCGTGCTGGTGATACTGTACGTGTTCACGCTAAAGTTGTCGAAGGTACTCGCGAACGTATTCAGATCTTTGAAGGTGTTGTTATCTCACGTAAAGGTCAAGGAATCTCAGAAATGTACACAGTACGTAAAATTTCTGGTGGTATCGGTGTAGAGCGTACATTCCCAATTCACACTCCTCGTGTTGATAAAATCGAAGTTGTTCGTTATGGTAAAGTACGTCGTGCTAAACTTTACTACTTACGCGCATTGCAAGGTAAAGCTGCACGTATTAAAGAAATCCGTCGTTAATTTTGATGATCAGATTTTAAAAATGCTTGGTTGTTTGAGGATAGTAACTATGTTTTAAAACTGGACAACCAAGACGTAAAAAATCTGCCTGTGGGCAGTTTTTTTACTAGGTCCCCTTAGTTCAATGGATATAACAACTCCCTCCTAAGGAGTAATTGCTGGTTCGATTCCGGCAGGGGACATGTAAATAACGTCAAAAGCCTTTGTATTAAAGGCTTTTTGTTTTATTCCGATTTTAAAAGGGGCACAAAAGGGGCAGTTTGTTTATTTATAATTTCTTTCATATTTACAGTTGTGTGACTGTAAATAGATAATGTTGTTTTTGGATCGCTGTGACCAACTCTATCCATTATCGCATTTAGCGGTATCCCTTTTTCTGCTAAAAATGATATATGCGAGTGTCTAAATAAGTGCGTGTGATAATCTCCATAAATTTTCAATCGCTTATTGATGTACGCGTTTAAAATCGGTACACCGTTCGAATTTGGAAAGACGAATGAACTTGTCTTTTTCTGTCTATTGACGATATCTAAAATATTATCTGATACAGATATTTTGCGTGTTGATTTTTTGGTCTTGGTCGTAGTGATTTCTCGTGTGTTAAAATCGTAAGTTGCATTAATCAGAATTTCTTTATTTTCAAAATCTATTTTGTCGTAAGTCAGACAAGCTAATTCTCCATACCGTACACCCGTCAAAAACATGAATAAAACGATGTCTGCGAGCGTTTGTTCGTCATTGTCTATCATTCTATTGCACAGGTCGTAAACCTCGTTAGATGTTAAATAAAGCACCTTTTCAGGCTTGTAATCATCCTTTGGTTTGGGAACTAAGACGTTCTCCGTCGGATTACTTGTCATATAGTCCATTTGTATCGCATAAGAAAATATAGCATGCAATCTCTTTCTACATTTATGCGTAACATGATACGAATTGTGTTTTAATAGTTTATCAATGATTAGTCTAATATCACGTTTAGTCAACTTGTTGATAATTGTATCATCTGGTAACACGGTTGCTATATGACTGTCAGATACTAAATAACCACGTTTTGTGGAGTCTTTGACGGTCGGTATCCATTGCTTTAGATATTCCTTTTTAAGTTCTCCGTAAGTCATTTCTGAGTGATTTCTGATAGCGAGCCTATCTTCAATCTTTTCCTGCAATATTAAACCAGCTTTTTTCTGAGCTTGACTAGAATTTTTATCTAGTGTCACAGATACTTTTTTGTACTTATTTGTTAGAGGGTCAGTATATCTTTCGATATATTTAAATTTCCCGTTGGCTAGCTCCTCTATCCACATTGTTTTTTACCTCATTTTCTGTTAAAATAGGTATGGTAAAAGCCCCTCCCAAAAAGCAGGTTTTTACTATACTAGAATTTGCCTCACGCTCTCCTTGGACAAAATTTGAGCGTGGGGCTTTTTTATTTTGTCTTAAACGTTCTTCCACAATTTGTGCAATGCCAGTTGTTTTTACCCTTTTTCCCAACCAAACCTAGCAATAAGAACGGCCAAGCAATTAAAAATCCGATACAACCGACACAACCATTAAAACCTTTACGGTCTTGGTTCATAAATTGTACTTTTGTACTTTGGCAGTAAGGACAACGCTGTGCAAAAAATCCCATTTTTAATTCTCCTAATTTTGATTTCAGCTTTTAACGTGGTTCAGATATTACACATAGTTATTAATTTTCCTATTTACGTTTCGACTAGGGTAAAATGGTACGTTATACAAAATGACGTTTAAATAATTTATGGCTTTCAATGTTCTGATCAACATCTTTCTCATCCCAAATTTGCAACTCCCAAGGATAGTAGTGATTGCTCTTATTCTTGAAATAAACGTGTATTCCTGTGTAATTATCTTTATCTCGTAAATACCAGTTTTTTAAGTCAAACTTATCTTTCCATTCATCAAGTTGTTCCATCACTTGTGAAATATCCTCAGAAGATAAAATGATACGAGCGCCAAAAATGTCATTGAGAATAGAATTCACAGGATAACCATCTTGTCTTTTGGAAAAACGTTCAATTTTGTCTAAGATACTTTCCGATGTTTTTACGCGATAGACATAAGGAATATCCTTAACATCAGCTTTCATCAAGTAATCATTGATAGATTCGTGTAAATTCAAGCGGTAATCTAAAATCGCTTGAACAGGTACTTTTGAAAAGGTATGTTTTAGATTAATCTTTTCAACTTTCCCAGTTTCAAAATAATCTTGCGAATAAACAAGGTGTATTCTATTAATTTCCGAGATTAAGCGTTCAACTTTTTCCAGCATATTAATTCTCCCTGTAACTACCCATAACTTCGCCAATAATCCTAAAATCACTATCTCTATCGATTTGGATATCACTATATTTATCGTTTAGACTATGTAAAAACGCTCCCTCATTGTTTATAAGCAACTGTTTGATATAAGCGTCACCGTAATATTCAAAAACGCCTATATCGCCATCTACGAGCTCTACAGATAGCTTTACGAAGACATAGTCCCCAGAATGATAATCGGGCTCCATAGAATCGCCATAGACCGGGATAACAAAATCAGCGTCATAATCAACTGGTAATTCAATTGTTTCTACTTGTACATCATTTAGATACTGACCTGTACCAGCTGAAGCAGCGTGGTCGTAGTAGTTGTAAGAGAATAGGTCGGTTACTGTGTTTTGTTGTTCTAATAATTTATCACCGTATGAAATCCATTCACTGTGACGAGGTTCCTTGAGTTTTTTGTCTAATAGAGCGACTTTGTTGTTGATTTCTGTGGTGCTAGATTGCTGTTGAAGTTGTACGGCAGTTTCTTTGGTTTCTTTATTTATAGGAGGGAAAAGTTCATCTATAGTAACAGATAGGGCGTTCGCAAGCTTAAACAAAGTATTTTTTTTAGGTGTTCTAAATCCCTTTTCGTAGTTAGCAATTGTAGTATCCCCCATATTAACCAAGGTTGCTAACTCTTTTTGAGTTAGCCCTTTATTTTTTCTCAGTTCCTTGATTTTAGAACCGATATATAAAGCTAGCTCTTTATCATTCATTTGAATTCTTCCTTCTTTTTATTTAATAAGAGTATAACACATAAATTCACGTTTTGAAAAGTTTTTTTATTTTTTCGACAAAAAATAGTTGACACTTCACGAAAAGTGAAGTATAATATAATCAAGCTTAAGGAATTAAGCAAAACGAAAGGAGGTGGGGAATTATGAAAGAAATTTTGTCAAGTATAGCAAAAAGCCTTGAATCCATTGCGACTGAATTCAAAGCTCAAAATTCTTACAGAGAAGAAATGAAACAAAACATGGAACAAATGGAAAAAATAATATTAGATATTCAATCAGATCCATTTGGACTCAAACACTTAAAAGATAAAGCGTTGTCCGAAAAAGCTTCTAAGCAAAAGGGATAGCATCCTTTATTTTCTTAGCAAACTCAAGCCAATATTCTATCCTGCCAGATAAAGTCTTGGCTTGGTCTTGTTTCTCAAGTTCAGCGATAGCTTCGGTTGTTAACGAAATTAGATAAAGCGTATCGCTTGCAGCCGTCGCTGAAATATAACCATGTTTTCTAAGTTCAAAACAAGTATCTAATACATCTTCTTCAGACCATTCATTCATGATATTTTCTTTGATGAATTGAATATCTTCGAAATTGCGAGACTCTTCTTTAGAAATTTTATCTTTACGTCTCTCGTTGTATTTGACATACATTGAACTTAAAAGAAACTTGGCGTCTTTTGTTAATTTATCCATATAATCACCTCCTTTCTGCTCACATTATAGCAGATTAGAGGTACTAAAAACAGATAGAAAGGTGGTGGGGGAATGCAAATTCTTCTGTATAAACTGCGAAAAGAAAAAGGATTATCTCAAGAAGAAATGTCCAAGGTTATTAATAAATCTTCTAATACTTATCGAGATAAAGAGTTAGGTAAAAGAGATTTTACTCAAAGCGAAATGTTCAAAATCGCCAATTTCTTTCACAAAGAGTTAGGCGAAATTTTTACACCATAAACTTCACGAAACGTGAATAAAATCAACACACCGATAGAAAGGACAATATGAATCAACTAATTAACATCACACTAAATGAAAATCATGAGCCAGTAGTCAGTGGTAGAGATTTACATAGGGGACTTGAAGTTAAAAGCAAGTACAACGATTGGTTAAAACGAATGCTTGATTATGGCTTCTCTGAAGGTACTGACTTTATAGCTATTGCTCAAAAAAAAGTAACAGCTCAAGGCAATCAGTCAGAGTACGTCGAACACATTTTTAACTTAGACTCAGCAAAAGAAATCGCAATGATACAAAGAAATGACAAAGGTAAAGAAGTCCGCAAGTACTTTATCCAAGTTGAGAAGGATTTCAACAGCCCAGAGAAAATCATGGCAAGAGCCTTGCTGATGGCAGATAAGAAAATTACTAATCTGACAATTGAAAATAATCAATTGCAGCTAGATTTAAAAGAAGCGCAAAAGCAAGCGAGGTACTTAGATTTAATCATTGAGAGCAAGGGAGCTTTGCGAGTAACACAGATTGCTGCTGATTATGGTATGTCTGCAAATAAATTCAATAAAACACTATTAGAATTTGGTGTGCAGCACAAAGTGAATGGACAATGGATTCTCTATAAACGACATATGGGCAAAGGTTACACAGACAGTCACACATTTGACTATCAAGACAAAAACGGCCATACAAGAGCCAATGTGACGACGACGTGGACACAAAAGGGGCGTCTATTCCTGTACGAGTTGTTGAAAGACAACAATATTTTGCCACTAATTGAGCAGGAAGACATTGCCTAGAAAGGACACATATGACTAAAGCAGAACGAATTAGACGTTTCTACTATGAGAATCCAAATTCAAAATTAGCAGATTCGTATCAAGCACTTAAAGAATATGACATTTCTGAAAGTCATATCAAAGTGACATTGAGTAGAGATAGAAAAAATGGTGTATGTGACACCAATTATGACTATACTCAATATTTTGAATCGACTAAAGCAAAAGAAGAACTCACAGAATGGAAACGAGATGTTCGGAAAGATTTAGTCGAACAATTGCTACAAGCAAATGCAAATGAAACTGATAGTAATCAAATTCGATTGAATGCGAAAACAATTAATCAGTTGTTAGTTGAAATATAAAGAAAGGAAACATATGAGACCAAAACAATATCCGTATAGCGGAAATAAAAAAGAATCTATTGCGGTAACAATAGATTCCAAAACGCTAGCCGAGAAACTAGAGATTACTGACCAATCGAATATTTCCCAAGCGAAACACCGATTATTTGGTCTGTAAACAAGTAGACAAACGGCATTTTGAATTCTTGATGTGAAGATGAAATCAAGGTCACATCAACTAAGACAATCACATCAGAATCAGATGAAGTTTGTTCAGTATCTGAAATTTGATGTAATTTGTCACTGATTGCATAAACTGTGTGATACTTTTCGTTTTTTTCTTTTGGTATAAAATTTCCGACATAAGTACCAGCTGCAGTTGAAATTATAATTTGCTTGTCTGCATCCTCAGTCAACATATACATCAGACCTAGAAGGTCTTGTTTAACATTTTTATCCATAGCGTTATCCTCCTTTCCATAATTTTTTGAATACAACGGTGAGAGGTCATATTCAAATAAATTATATCAGAAAGGAACGAAAGACACAACATATTGTTATGTAAATAAAATTTAAGCACAATATGTTGATTTTGGGAGAAATATTATGTGGGAAAAAATCAATAAAATAATGCTTGAGAGAAATCTCAATATGAATAAATTAGCAAAACTAACAGGGATTAATAAAAGCCACTTTAGTGATTTAAAAAGTGGGAGGATAAAAAACTTGTCTTGGACTAATATGGTCAAGTTATCTACAGGACTAGGTATCAGCTTAGACGAATTTAGATAACAACAAAAAAACCACTGCGGGAACAGTGACTTACGAAAATATCTAACAAAATTATAACACAGAAAGGGATGAATTGCTATGCCAAAAGCTGAATTAATCTACAGACCTGCCAAGCAGTCGGAAAAAGCCGACTATGGCGATTATGTGCATCTTTGCCAAATCTGGGAGGGATTAACCGTCGGAACGGCAAAGGTCTGGGCAGCAGAAATGAGAAATCATCCAGATTTTAAACAATTTATCAATAATCCAACGCATAGAATTGTATTCATCAATTACGAGGGATTTAAGTTGTTTGTTACTTGGAAGTCTAGAAATAGATATAGACCCAAGAAGGAAACATTAGCCGAAATGATAGAAAATATCAAACGTGAAAAACAGTTAGGAGTATAACATAATGAAGAAATTATTTAAAAAATTATTTGTAAAGAAAAATCAGGTTATAGAAACACGTCAAAAATGGACAATCGAAACACATGGCTGGGAAGCTAATGCACGACGTTACGACAATATGATTGAACATAATAATAGAGGGCGTACATGTTAAAAGAAGTATTACTAGAAATTGAATTCTTACGTGATGAAAATAGACGACTAACTAATGAGTTGCTGGAGGTATTAAATGAATAACGATTGGAAAAAAAGATACATTAACAATCAAATAGACTTTTTCAATGACATCAAGACATGTGTCAAAGAAAGATGGCCAAATATGAAGGGGAATGATGTCGATAAAATTTCGATAGCGATTTACAGAAATTGGCCCGTAAGTGACATCAATAGCACACTAGAAGTGATAGAAACGGATTTGGAAAAATTATGAAATGTTATGTCAATAAACAAAAAAAACTAGCAATAGACATGAATTATAAAGATAAATTCGGAAAATTTAGTTCTGACTCTATTCAAATTTTAGAAGGTAAATTAACTGATTCTATTCAAATTGATGTCGAAAATGCTATGAAAGAAATTATCGATAAGTATAGTCAATTGTTTGATACACCTATAATCGATGATTTATTCACAGAAAAAGAAAAACAATTAAAGCAATCTTATGATGTCGAAACTACATTGACAGAAATGTTCGAGGTGGAATATGAAGATAACTAAAGCAACAGAGATTACAAAGACTCATAATTGGCGCATATTAATCTATGGCAAACCCGGAAACGGGAAAACTTACTTAATTAATTATTTAAAAGGAAAGACACTGATTTTAGACATGGACCATTCATCTAAAACGATTGCCGGAAACGAAAACATTGATATTATCCAATTTGACAGGACGCACCCTAGCGACTTTATGACTGAATTCTTGACAGAATTACCAGAACTTATCAAAGAATATGACAATTTAGTCATTGATAATATCACAAGTTGGCAATCAGACTGGTTTATCGAACAAGGTCGCAAGTCTAAAAATGGAATCACAAACGAATTGCAACAATACAACATGTGGACCAATTACTATTTACGAGTATTGACTACCATTTACAGCCAACCTATTAATATTTTTGTGACTGCTTGGGAATCAACGCAAGATTTAACGCTCGAGAGCGGACAAATGATTACACAATACGTCCCAGATATCCGCAAACAAGTCCTAAGCCAAACGCTAGGTTTAACCGATGTTGTCGGACGTATTCAAGTAAATCCAAAAACTGGTGGACACGGGATCCTTTTGGAAGGAAGCGATGGACTGTACGCAAAAAATAGGCTTGATAATAGGACCGTTTGTAAGGCGGAAGAGTTGTTTAATTTCGAAGGGAGTGATGCGTAACGGTATACCATTTACACGAATATCAAACAGAACTTATAAATGAGGCAAGAAGACATATTTTAAAGCATAATGTGATGATTGTTAGTCCACCTGGAAGTGGTAAGTCAGTAGTCATTTCTGATATTGCTAAGTCAGCGACTCAAAAAAACGGATACGTTTTATTCTTGGTCCATCGCAAAGAATTAATTGACCAAATCACTAATAGTTTTAAATTCCATGGAATTGACATGAATAAAGTGGATTTAATGACAGTTGGTAAAGCTAAAAACCGCTTGGATAAATTAACAAAACCAACCTTAATTATCACAGATGAGGGTCATCATGGGAAAGCTAGTACCTACCAAATGATCTATGAATACTTTTCAGACGTGCCGAGGATTGGTTTTACTGCTACACCTTGGCGTCTATCAGGCGACGGTTTTACAGACACTTACGATGTTATGGTTCTTGGTAAAACGGTCGAGTGGCTTATCAATAATAATAAACTTGCACCATATGATTATTATAGTGTTCTATCAATTGATACTGCGAAATTAAAAGTACAAAACGGAGATTACTCCAATAAATCGATTGACGAATCATTTGGTAAAAAGATTTTTGGTGATGTAGTTCAAGAATATATAAAAAAAGCGAACGGTCAGAAAGCTATTTTATACGCTCACTCGGTAGAAGCATCGCAGGCATTTGCTAAAGAATTCCAATCTATGGGAATTAATGCAATACACGCAGATGCAAAAACGCCTAAAGCCAAACGGGATAAAATCATGAAAGATTTCCGTGACGGTAAAATACAAGTTATCTGTAACGTTGATTTGATATCAGAAGGTTTCGATGTCCCAGATTGTACAGTAACTATTCTTTGTAGACCTACAAAATCATTAGTATTATTTTTACAACAGTCTATGCGGTCGATGAGATATCAACCTAATAAAAAAGCTATCATTTTAGATCACGTAGGAAACTGGAATATTCACGGCTTACCTGACACACCGCATCATTGGGAGAATTATTTCCGAGGAGGGTGGAAGAAGAAGTCGAATAAAACTAACACGGTACACGCAAAAGAATGTCCTGTGTGTTCAGCTTTGTGGCCACTTAGTCAACAGCTCTGTGAATTATGCAATCATGATTTTGGATTGAAAGAAAAACAAGAGAAAGAACGCATAGAGGCAGAACTTGAACTCATAAAACGTGAGCGGTTTAGAATCAAACAACTTGCTAATAAGAAGTTTGGTAAAGATTTAAAAACAAACTGGGAAATTGCCCAAGCTAGAGTTAAAGACGCTGGCAAAGGAAAACCATTATATAAACTTATCTATTTCTACTTAAAAACTGATTGGGTAGAAACAAACGTTAATGAACTTGCCGAAGTAACAGGCAAGTCAGAAAAAGAAATATATAGCGCCTACAATTGGCTAAAAAAGAAATTAAGAGGATAAAAACATGGCAGGATTTACAACAGATTTTTCAGAAGTTAAAGAACACGCAGAATTCAAAGAACAACCATACGAAATGATTGTCTATGATGCATATGAAGCAGTAAATGACCGTAACGGCAAAAAACGTGTTGTTATTGACTATGTTGTTCGAAACGATATCAAGCAAGAAATGCAAAACTACCACTTATGGGATGAGCAATATCCCAACTCACAAACTGGGAAGTATCATATCGGCATCTTAATGGGTAAAGCAAAAGCACTTGGTATCAAAGAGGGGCAACACTACGATAGTTTTGAAGCGTTTTTAAATGACTTCAAAGGACGCACTGCAAAAGTAACCGTTAAACTTGACGAATATAACGGAAATAAATACCCGAAAGTTCGTTACGCAAATCAAAGCGATGTGCCTGACAGCCACCACATATGGAAAGAAAAAACAACTGGATTTACACAAGCTGAGATTGAAGAAGACGATTTACCGTTCTAATTTAGACTGGGGGATAAATGACATCAAATGAATTTATTGAAGCTTTATCAAAATTGACCACCGAAACCGATTGGGGAGACCCAATCTTCGGCGAGTCAGTGCTTAAAGCTGAATTACGAAAACACTTATTTAAAATTGTCCCAATTGATCACAATGGGTATATCCACAAACTGTTTTATTCAGAAATGGTTAAAGATGAAGATGTCATGTATTTTGTGTCAGATGGACGAAAAACTTATCGCTTTTTATTTGGAGATACAATTCTAAAGACTGATAAACAAGGCAATGAATATCTCACATACTCCGTTGAAAATAATTTTCCGCCATTTGCAAAACTAGTTATCGACTACATTCTAGGTACTTACACGTTTTTTGAGAATAAACTTTATGACATTCGATATAAGCAATTTAAATTGATTGATGATTTTACACTTCAGACTAAGTATGGTTTCAAAGACTCTGGTCACATTTTAGAGATACTACAAGGTATCCACAAAACATTAAACATCCAACCAATCAATTATATTGAACCATATCAGATTGCTTGCAAGGATTTCATAATCGACCTTGAAAATTCTGAAATCATTAACCAACCGCCTTTGCAAAACGTATCTTATTTTAAGTATTACGAAGTAGACTACAAAACAGCAATAAACAGTAAGTCTATTGCAGAAGAATATCTTGAATACGTTATTGCAGATAGCAATTCGTTAAACAATGCAATACTACAATCTTATTTTATCGCCCAAGTAGCGTGCGGTGTTCGTGCTAAAACAAATTTCTTTATCTCTAAATCAGGGGTACGGACTGGGAAAGGGTTACGACATATCGCACTATCAGGTCTATTTAATAAGATTGATGTGGAATTAGACACTTTAAAGAGTAACGGTTTCGAGGCGCTGCAAGCATGGGCAATGTTCTCAGGCGGCGAAATGGCGCTAGCTACTGAGCAGGGTGACATTCAAGGCAATGCAATGGAGCGTGTACTTAAAATCATTGCAACCGAGAAAACACACGTTGCACGAGCAATCGGTCAAAATCAGTCAATGGTTAATTTAACGAGTGTTCTGTGTATTGACACAAACCGTACTGTTGCGCTGTCGGATGAAATGAATGGACGAAAGGTTTTAATTCAGTTTAAAGATAGACCAAAAACTGAAACTGATTATGAAAGAGAGAGCGTATTCAGGAAATATTGGCTAGCATTTACTGATCGTGATAAAAATCCAAAAATTGATGGGTGTATCGGTTTTCTATTAAACTCACTTGAGTATTTCCAAAAAATCGGTAAGTGGTATCAATGGAAAGATGTTGAAGTATTTAATGATATTGATTTAGATGAATTTCAAATTGCTTTAATAAATGCATTACAAGAAGTCGAATTTGTACAGCGAACTGATAACAAAGAAGTTATTGACTTATCATTACAAGTTTACGGCAAGAATAACAATGCATTAAGTAAAGCAATATCCGAAATTGGTGTACGTAGCAGGTCGAAGAAAGTCAATGGTCGAACAGTAAGAGGATATGAAATTGAAAATAAAGCACGTTTTGACAAATATGTTATCTAAAAGGTTGCGGGGTTACGAACTGGTTACGGACTTTTGATGAAAGTGCGTAACCTACTCAAACCTTAGAGCGCCAACGGTTTTAAGAGTTAAAAATAAAAAAGTTACGGGGTTACCAACTAATAGTCTAATTAATGATTGGTTAATTATTAATTATATATAGGGGTAGGGTAGGGTGTAACTGCCGAACCGCGTAACCTAAGCGCTATAAATACTATTACATCAACGTTTTAGAGGTTACGTAGTAAAAAAGGAGGTGCGTTACCTTATGTACCACACAACAGCACTTTCATTCTTAAAAAAAGGATATCAGGTTATACCACTTAGAAAAGATACTGGAACGCCAATGATTAAGTTTAAAGATATCCAAATAACGGAAGAAGTGATCAAAAATACAAACTGGTTTAATTGTGATTATGCTTTATTAATGCGTGGCATTTGGTGTATTGATATTGATACTCATGACATGGACGAGAAGTTAGCTAAAGAGTTATACATAATGATAAAAAAGATGGGGATTGATTTATTATCTGTATTATCGACTGATAAGTATGACAATGGACTAGATGGTTATTCGTCAATTATTAGGCATGAGTATAAAAACGAATTAATCAGTAATTTTAAAAATACATTTGCAGAATTAACTGCAAGTGGTGGTATGCACATACTCTTTAAAAAACGCGATGATATTAATTACACGCAAAAAATAGGAGTAATGCCTGGTGTTGACATAAAAGCGAATGATAATAATTTTGTCAAAATATTCCCATCTGACGGACGTGAAGTTTTACAAGCAGTTAAAACATTACCTTATTATGATGGAAAATTTGAAGAGGAAGTATTTAAACCAAAACAAGAAAGTATCGTTACTTACTTCGGTGGTTCGATTGTTAAACCGAAAACAACAGGAAATCATGAGGGGCGTGTGGCTTATGAACGTGTAGCAACTGGAACATCATATAACAGGAATGATGATTTGTTTAAAGGGGCTTGCTGGGCGTTTGAAAACGGTATTGATATTGACGATTTAACATCAATCATTGGAACAGTAAAGGGTAGAGATGTATTTACACGAGAGGAGTTTGAATTAACAATTGAATCAGCGAAACGAAAAGTCAGCTACGTCACTATCAGAACATGATATCCAAAACCTTATCCGAATGGAATTATCACAAGCGGGGTATATGGTATTTCGAGCAAATGTCGGAAAGGTTAAAACAGCAGATGGTAGATTTTTTGATACAGGTTTACCAAAAGGTTTTTGTGATTTGTTTGGATTCAAACCAAACGGACAAATATTTTTTATCGAAGTTAAAAACGAAACAGGTCGAGTAAGACCTGAACAGAAAAAATTTATGGAGGTAATGGCATCGAAAGGGGCGTTAGCCGGAGTGGCGCGTTCGGTGGAAGATGCTTTGAAAATAGTAAATGGATATCATTAATAAATTTAAAAAGTTAGACCATTACAAGGAAGTTAAGCGATTGATGTACGCAGCAATGACCTTTTGAGGAGGTATAGCATGGCAGATAAAATAAACGCAGAGAGTATGCAAGCTGCATACAACGAAAATTATCAAATGTTTTTAGCTAAAAATGCGGATTATGGAAATTCGTTCGAAAAGTCTTTGGATGACTTCGGATTTATCGCTGGTGTCGTCCGTATAAGCGATAAATACAACAGGCTATATAATCTTACCCAGAATAAACAAAACGTCTCAGAGAGCCTGTCAGACACGTTAAATGACATGGCTAATTATTGCACAATGCTGGCAATTTGGCTAGAGAAAACGGAGAATGCAAATGACACACGTAGTTAGGGTTTATGAGCACATTGGCGGACGAGTGTTGCCTACTGTTTATAAAGACAAAGAGTTTAAGACCAAAGACGAAGCTATTGTTTATCGTGATAGCTTAATCGCTAAAAGTGATGCAGAGTATTTTTTGAGAGGTGAGTTATGATACCGAATTTTAGAGCGTGGCTAGATCCTGATATGTATGAAGAACCAGTCATTCATAATGGCAAATTTTATTTAGATTGGCGAGACTTTGAAAATGGTAATACTTATGATCTAGCTGTCCTCATGCAATCTACAGGAATGTTTGATAAAAATGGCGTTGAGATTTGGGAAGGGGATATAGTTTTAACAACACGTCTCATAGATTACACATATAAAAATTTTAAAGGTGTAGTAAAAATGTTAGAAGGTTGCTGGTTAATTGACACAGGAACTGATGCTGTCTATTTATGGTCAGAAATCGAAGAAAACGAAGTTATCGGAAACATCTACGAAAATCCAGAATTACTAGAAAGCGTGGAATAATCGTTACGTAGTTATAGAGCGAAATTTTTAGAAAGGGAAATATCCTCCGACATTTTTTCATGAAAATCTAAAGTCTGTTATCGCTCACAGATGATTATACAAGCGTAATGCTGAAAATATAGTGCTGACACAAAACTAAAAATTTAATACTCGACATTTAACAACACAAAAAAACAGTCAGCAGAGGAAGGAAAGGAGAACAATAAAAAAGCGCTCGTGAAAGCGCCATTCGGTATATATTCGTACAACTATTATATCATACGAGGAGCTTTCATGACGTTTTTTCCAGAAATTAATATACAAAAGACTAAATCAAACGCTAAGCGAAAACTAAGAGAGTATCCACGCTGGCGTAGGATCGCTAATGATGTAGATACTCAAAAAGTGACAGCCACTTATTCCTTTGAGCCTAGACAATCACATGGAACTCCTAGTAAGCCAGTTGAACGCTTAGCACTCAACCGTGTGTCAGCTGAACAAGAATTAGAAGCAATTGAGCAATCAGTTAGTATGATATTGGAGCCAGAAAAGCGTAGGATTTTGTATGACAAATACCTATCTCCTTACAAAAATGCAGATAAGGTTATTTATACAGAATTATGTATGTCAGAGAGTTTTTATTATGACACGCTAGATGCTGCATTATTAGCTTTTACAGAGCTTTATAGGGAGGGTTCTTTGATTGTAGAGCAAGGAGTTTTTGACTAGTTTTTATACAGTAATACAATAGTTTATACATAAAAATATGTGTTAATATAGTATTATCAAAATAGCAAGAAGAGATAATCATTTACCAACAGGCTATTTATTTAGTCGTCAACTTTAACTACTATCGAACTTGCTATTTTGTAGCTAAAAGGCGAGATAGGGTGTTGAGACGTAGCTCAGTTGGGGGAGCGATATGACTATAAAGGGTCTGGAACGTACGCAGGTTCGAATCCTGCCGTCTCAATAGTGGTTATTTCAGCCACTAGAGCAATACAGCGGGCGTGGGACATGGAGCGGAGTTATAACCGTTTTTGTGTAGACCTTATGGTATTAATCACGTTCGATTCGTGCAAGGTCTATAGGCTTACTTTAAATAAGCACTGGGATCTCTACGGGGACCTTTGCGCAAAGTAAGACTAAACCGTTGGAACATGAACCGTGATTGGAAAACGGTAGAGGTAGCGCCTTGATAATTGGATTGTCGACGGTCTGATTATATGTGTCGGTTCGATTCCGACTGTTCCTATAGCGTGTATTGGCAACAAGGTTCAATTCCTTGTGATGTAAGTAGCTAACATCTAGGCGAAGTGGTTCGAATCCACTCACACGCTTTACTCAGTCATCACATTGTTGGTGGCTTTTTATTACAATTGTAAGAGGGGATGTTGCAAACTGCGTGCAGATAAAAAAGTACCCACCGGGTCGCGTTCGAAAAAAATAAACGCCGGCTGCTAAAAACCGCCCACCTATGTGGTATCTGTGGCAGGCCAGTAGATAAGTCATTGAAGTATCCACATCCGCTAAGTGCAGCAATTGATCATATTGTTCCAATATCGAAAGGAGGACACCCTTCGTCAATGGATAATTTACAGCTGACACATTGGCAATGTAATAGGCAAAAGTCTGACAAGTTATTTATCAATCAGACAGCCGCACGGGCTACTGTTGTAGGAAATAGAAACTTACCTCAAAGCCGAGACTGGACGTCCTACGCATCTAAAGAATAAATATGATGATTTATATTAAGAAGACTTAAAATCGATTAGAATTGATTTTAGGGGGCATATAGACCCTATCGGCTATGTGGCCGAGCTTCACGCCGTCACTGTACATTTTTTCTCGCGTTAGGATTTAGAATTTTTTAAGGTTAGATTATATTGAAAAAGAAATGTTTAATTTGTAAAAAGACTTTCCAAGCTAAAACTAACAGAAGTTTATATTGTTCAGAAGAATGCCGCAAAAAGGGCATTCGTGAGAAACAACGTAAATTGATGCAGCAAAAACGGGCTGAACAGAGGAAAGAAAAAAAGAAAGTTCTAAATACTAACGCAGATGTGACAGAAAAGCCTAAAAAAATACGTAAATTTGGTACAACACTATAAAAACTAAAGAGGGAAATTTTAGACAATGAGTCTGAATTTGGTTTTACAGGAATCGCGCTTGTTGAGGGTATAGATATTCACGAAGAAAACTTTGTAGATTTAGTTATGCAAAAAATAAAGGAGCAACAATGAATTATATGGGTATGGGCTATCTTCGTAGGAAGTTAGCTCTTTTTAAGACTGGTGTAGATAAAAGATATCGCTATTATGCTATGGACGACAGAGACATACGAGAAGCATTGTGATGCCTGACAGCGTACGCGAAATGTACAGATCTGTAATCGAATGGACCACAAAAGGAGTTGATAGTCTAGCAGACCGTATTATTTTTAGAGAGTTTGCTAATGATGATTTTAACGCTTGGGAAATATTTAAAGCCAATAACCCGGACATCTTTTTTGATACAGTTATTCAATCAGCGTTAATTGCGTCTTGTTGCTTTGTATATATTATGCCAGGAAATGAAGATAGCCTACCCAAAATGCAAGTTATTGAAGCGAGTAAAGCAACAGGCATTCTTGATCCGACTACATTTTTACTGACGGAAGGTTATGCAGTCTTAGAGTCGGATTCAAATGAGAACCCTACATTAGAAGCTTATTTTACAGGCGAAAAAACCTGGTACTATCCCAAAGATGAGAAACCATATAGCATTGATAACTCGACAGGACACCCTTTGCTTGTCCCTGTAATTCATAGGCCAGATGCTGTACGTCCCTTCGGACGTAGTCGTATAACCCAAGCTGGGATGTATCACCAAAAGGCCGCCAAACGTACTTTAGAGCGTGCGGAAGTTACTGCAGAGTTTTATAGTTTCCCTCAAAAGTATGTCCTCGGAATGGATCCTGATGCAGAACCTATGGAAAAATGGCGTGCTACTGTTTCGACGTTATTAGAGATATCAAAAGATGAAGATGGAGACAAACCAACAGTTGGGCAATTTACAACAGCAAGCATGGCCCCTTTCATGGATCATTTAAAAATGTACGCTTCATTATTCGCGGGCGGCTCTGGACTTACTCTTGATGACCTTGGTTTCCCTTCTGACAATCCATCATCAGTAGAAGCCATTAAAGCAGCGCATGAGAATTTAAGAGCGGCAGGACGCAAAGCTCAACGCTCTTTCTCTTCTGGTTTTTTAAATGTGGCTTATGTTGCGGTTTGCCTAAGAGATGAGTTCCCTTATCTTCGCAATCAGTTCATGGATACTGTAATTAAGTGGGAGCCATTGTTTGAAGCTGACGCGAACATGTTAACTCTTGTCGGTGATGGTGCTATTAAGCTTAATCAAGCTATTCCTGGTTTCATGGATGCAGACGTTATTCGGGACTTAACTGGGGTAAAAGGTTCTGACAATCCAACTCCAAAAGCTACGGAGGTGACAACTGATGGTTGATGATGTCTTACCTAAGCTACTAAAATCTGTTCAACAGGATTTTGAAAAGTATTTTGGCAAAAGTGAGGTCGTTGCTAAGGCTTTTGCAGAATTGCAAGCTAAAAAAGCGACTTATAAGACAGTCAATGAGTTTGCTATTGAAGTCGGACAACTTTTATCTTTGACTCTGACAGGTTCTGTTACCTCTGATAAATTACCAGACGGTAAAATGTATTATAATATTGCTAATCGTCTCGTGAATGATATACTGAGACATAATTATGAGTTAATTTCTGATTATGCAGGAAATGTCCAGCAAAATTTAAATAAACAGGCTAAAATTAGTTTAAAAATTCAACGTCCACCGCTTAATCAAGATAAAATTGACGGGTTAGTCAATCGTTTGTCGAGTGAACCTGTATTTGACGATGTCAAGTGGCTTCTCGATGAGCCAATTGTTAATTTTAGTCAATCTATCGTTGATGATTGTATCAGAGCTAATGCTGATTTTCACGCTAAGGCTGGAATGACACCAACCATTGAGCGTATATCGACGGGTAAGTGTTGTGATTGGTGCGATCGCCTCGCTGGTAAGTATATTTACCACGAAGAACCAAAAGATTTTTACAAGAGGCATCAACATTGTCAGTGTGTTATCGACTATCATCCTAAAAACGGCAAGCGTCAGAATTCATGGTCGAAAAAGTGGACAAAAGAAACTACTGATATACTAGAACGACGCAAACAGATGAATATTGACATCAGAGACAATAACCGTAAGTCTGATATCAAAGAATATAAGGAAATAGTATCCATTTTAGGTACAAAAGCCCCTATTTCTCTAGCTAAATTCCAAGACTTGAAGTATAATGATGGTATAAGATATGAGCGATTAAAAGACCAAGCACACATCCAAGGAAACTTTAAAAATGGAAGTTGGCTAGATAAGGTAAATCCTGAAAAACAAGCTCGGCATATCAAATCAACCGCTGGAGAAGGTAAGAGTTATTTCTTTGATGATGTGGATACCGATGCTTTATATCAAAAGTATAAACAAACTGGTGAATTAATCAAGAATAGAAGGGGACGGACTCATAAGGAACTTATTGATTTACCAGAAGATATTTCGATAGGTATTGATATTTACTCAGGAAATTTAGTAAATGGCCTGACTATCCATTACGGAAAGACCGGATCGCACATTGTTCCAACTTATCATGAAAGGAGAGAGTAATGGAATTATTGCAGTACAATAATAAGAAAATTTCACTTGTTGACATTGATGATGAGATATGGACTGGAACAGCATACTATTGCGATGCTGATACAAATGAGACTCCCGAGGACGTCTTAGTCGTAAAAAACGAGAGAGGATATACAGAAATTTCTGAATCAGAAATCAAATCAATTGAAATCATTTAATAAGCGCTTAGCTAGTGTTGCAAGTGCTTTTTTTATGCTCGAAACAAGGAGGTGGTTTGTCTCCCAGCGAAAGGGTTATCATGCAGTACGATTGAAAGGAAAAAAGTATGGTTACTAAGACGAAAGCAAAGCTTGGCAATCAGCGACCTACTCAATCGGTAAATTTACATTTTGCTAAAACTCTAGCTCATGAAGCCATCAATTACTACAAAAAAACAGGTCTAAGTTGCTACTTGTGGCAAGAGAATATGCTCATACCTATGATGGCTATCAACGAAGATAACCTGTGGGTGCATCAAAAATACGGCTACGCTATTCCTCGACGAAACGGAAAAACAGAAGTCGTTTACATACTTGAGCTGTGGGCTTTGCATAAAGGATTGAAAATCTTGCATACTGCTCACAGAATTAGCACTTCTCACTCTTCGTTTGAAAAAGTAAAAAAATATCTTGAAATGTCAGGATATGTTGACGGAGAAGATTTTATATCAAATAAAGCCAAAGGGCAGGAGCGTATTGAGTTTAAATCTAGCGGTTCTGTTATCCAGTTTAGGACTAGGACATCAAATGGAGGTCTTGGTGAGGGATTTGACCTGCTAATTATTGATGAGGCGCAAGAATACACATCTGAGCAAGAATCAGCGTTGAAATACACGGTAACTGATAGCGATAACCCAATGACTATTATGTGTGGAACGCCACCGACCATGGTATCTACTGGTACAGTCTTTGAATCTTATCGTAAAGAGTGTTTAAAAGGTGACAGACGCTACTCTGGATGGGCAGAATGGTCTGTTGACGAAATGCAACCAATACATGACGTAAAAAGTTGGTATGTTGCCAACCCGTCAATGGGATATCACTTAAATGAGCGTAAAATTGAAGCTGAATTAGGTGAGGATGAAATTGATCACAATATCCAGCGCTTAGGATATTGGCCGTCATTTAACCAGAAATCAGTTATATCTGAAAAGGAGTGGGCTAAACTAAAAGTTGAGCAAGTACCAGAACTCAAAAGTAAGTTATTTGTTGGGATTAAGTTTGGCCAAGACGGTAACAACGTATCATTGTCAATTGCAGCAAGAGCATCAGAAAATAAAGTATTTGTTGAGGCTATTGACTGTTTATCCATCAGAAATGGAACTCAATGGATTATTAACTTTTTGAAATCGGCTGACATTGCTAAAGTTGTTATTGATGGCGCAAGCGGTCAAGAATTACTTGCTCAAGAGATGAGAGAGCATGGTTTAAAGAAACCAGAATTGCCTAAAGTTGCTGAAATTATCACAGCTAACACGATGTGGGAACAAGGTATCATGCAAGAGACTATCTGCCACAACGACCAGCCATCTTTGACAGCGGTAGTTACAAACTGCGAAAAAAGGCAAATTGGCTCGAATGGTGGTTTTGGGTATAAATCGCTTTATGATGATAGAGACATTAGCTTAATGGATAGTGCATTGCTTGCGCACTGGATTTGTTACACAACGAAGCCAAAAAGAAAGCAAAGAACCAGCTGTTAAAAAACGACATCCGAAAGGGTGTTTTTTTACTGCTAAAAAATCTACCGAACTGCCGGGAAAGCAGGAGAAAGGACGTTAATATGTCAGAATTTAAAGTTATTGAAACACAAGAAGAGTTGGACACGATTGTGAAAGCTCGCATTGCTCGAGAACGTGAGAAGTATCAAGATTACGACCAACTGAAAACTCGTGTTGAGAAACTAGAAACCGAAAACAGCAGCTTACAAACTGCTTTGAATGATGCTAAATCAAACACTGATAGCTATACAGAGAAAATTACTACTTTGGAAAATCAAATCGCTGGTTATGAGACAGCAAATTTACGGACAAAGGTAGCGTTACAGTATGGCTTACCAATCGATTTAGCTAATCGTTTGCAAGGCGATGATGAAGACGGGCTCAAAGTGGATGCAGAACGCTTAGCATCTTTTATCAAGCCGTCTCAACCACAACCGCCAGCAAAATCAAACGAGCCGATTATTACCGACAAAAAAGAAGCAGGTTGGATTGAAATGGCACGTAATTTAGTTAACAAAGGAGAATAAACATGGCAGAATCAATTAAAGCAGGAACATTATTTAAACCAGAACTAGTAACAGAAATCATGAGTAAAGTGAAAGGTCACTCTACGCTTGCGAAATTATCTGGTCAAACACCAATCCCGTTCAACGGAGTAGAACAATTTGTTTTCAACTTGGATGGTAATGCTCAGATTGTTGGTGAAGGTGAGCAAAAATTAGGGAATACCGCAAAGGTCACTTCTAAAATTATTAAACCGCTGAAATTTGTTTATCAGGCACGTATGACTGACGAATTTAAGTATGCCTCAGAAGAAAAACGATTGAATTTCTTAAAACATTATGCTGACGGTTTTGCTAAAAAAATGGCGGAGGCTTTTGATATTGCAGCTATTCATGGTCTTGAACCTCGCACAATGACAGATGCCTCATTCAAAGCTACAAACTCATTTGATGGGGTCGTGACTGGTAATGTCATCAAATACGAAGCAGATAAAATTGACGACAATATTGATGCAGCTGTTACAACGATTGTAGCAAATGGAAATGATGTGACAGGTATCGCTTTGTCACCACAGGCAGGACAAGATATGTCTAAACGAAAAGATAAATTTGATAATGTGATGTATCCTGAATTTCGATTCGGGCAACGTCCAAGCAACTTCTTTAATATGACTTTAGACATCAACAAGACACTTACTATGAAAGGTGGCACAGCTAAAGATGACCATGCTATTGTCGGAGATTTCCAGAATATGTTCAAGTGGGGTTATGCTGAAAATATCCCAATGGAAGTTATCGAGTATGGAGACCCAGATGGCTCTGGACGTGATCTAAAGGCTTATAATGAAATCCTGCTCCGTACAGAAGCATTCATAGGATGGGGAATTTTAGATGAGAAAGCATTCTCTCGCGTTGAGGTACAAGGATGATTTATAGAGATAAAAACACAGGAGCAGTAGTCGTTACTGACTGTGCGCTGTTAGGCGACTGGGAGATTGTTCCTAACACAGTAGATAAGACACAGACAAGTGATGAAAAATCTTGGACCGTTCAAACTCTGAAAGAACATTTGACAGGGCTAGGAATTGAGTATAACTCGTCTGCTACAAAATCTGAGTTATTAGAATTACTCCCTAAATAAGAAAGGGAAGTTTATGACAAATTTTGCGACAACAGATGACGTTATTTTATTATGGCGTCAATTATCCGTTGACGAAATCAAGCGTGCTGAGGCTTTGTTAGAGACTGTCTCTGACACGTTGAGGTTAGAAGCAAGTAAAGTGGGTAAAAATCTAGATGAAATGATTTTGGAAACTCCTTACTTTGCTACTGTATTGAAATCGGTAACTGTAGATATTGTAGCGAGAACGCTGATGACTGCTACACAAGGTGAACCGATGTCGCAAGAAAGTCAATCGGCACTTGGCTACACTTGGTCTGGAACTTATTTGGTTCCAGGAGGTGGTCTTTTTATTAAGGATAGTGAGTTGAAGCGTCTCGGACTAAAAAAACAGCGATATGGAGGAATTGAGCTTTATGGCGAAATTGAAAGGGATAACAGTTACTTTAGTCGACAAGACGATTAGCGGAAAAGACCCTTTCGGGAACCCGATAAAAGTTGATTTTGATATTAAAATTGAGAATGTTCTTGTTGCACCGGCAACTACCGAAGACATCACCAATCAGTTATCTTTGACCGGAAAAAAAGTTGAATATATCTTGGCAATTCCAAAAGGAGATAAGCATGATTGGGAGGATAAAGAGGTCCGCTTTTTTGACAAAAAGTGGCGCACTGTCGGCCTAGCTCTTGAAGGTATTGAAGAGTTTATTCCGCTTGAATGGAATAAGAAAGTTATGGTGGAAAGATATGAGTAAGTTTAAATTCAAGCTCAATAAAGCTGGTGTTGCTGAATTGATGAAATCATCAGAAATGCAGCAGGTATTAACCACTAAGGCCACAGCCATCAGAGAACGTTGTGGTGATGGTTATGCCCAAGATATCCATGTCGGGAAAAATAGGGCTAATGCTATGGTTAGCGCTAAAACCATAAAGGCCAAGAAAGATAACTCAAAAAACAACACATTGTTGAAGGCGGTGCGATGATTGATTGAAGTAATTATCAAAAAATATTTAGACGAGCACTTAGATGTGCCGTCTTTTTTTGAACATCAAAAAGATGAACCTGCACGATTCATCATCTTAGAAAAGACTAGCGGGGCTAAGCAAAATCATTTGCTAGTTCCACGTTTGCTTTTCAAAGTTATGCCGAATCGTTGTATGAGGCGGCTTTACTTAATGACAAAGTAAAGCAAGTAATTGAGCAGCTTGATGTCTTGCCACAAGTTTCTGGTGTACATCTTAACGCTGACTACAATTTCACAGATACAGCAACTAAGCGCTATCGCTATCAAGCTGTATTTGACATTAATCATTATTAAGGAGGAAATATGGTAGCAAATTCATCAAACGTTACTACGGCTAAACCTAAAATTGGTGGTGCTATTTATACTGCGCCGCTAGGAACAGAATTACCCAAAGACACAGCATCAGAGTTAAACGAAGCCTTTAAGTCATTAGGGTACATTTCCGAAGACGGCTTATCAAACGAAGATAAACGAGAATCAGAAGAGATCCAAGCGTGGGGTGGCGATGTTGTAGAATCTGCACAAAAAAGTAAAGCAGATAAATTTACATATACATTGATTGAAGCATTGAATATTGAAGTACTCAAAGAAATCTATGGCAAAGATAATGTAACTGGAGACCTTAAAGCCGGGATTACTGTTAAATCAAATTCAAAACCACTAGAGGAACATTGTTTGGTTATCGAGATGATTTTGAAAAACAATACAGTTAAACGTATTGTAATACCAAAAGGGAAAGTATCCGAAGTTGGTGAAATTAAGTATGTCGATAACGAAGCGGCTGGTTATGAGACAACGTTACAAGCGTTTCCTGATGCAGAAGGAAACACTCACTATGAATATATAAAAGGAGCTGGTTAATGAAAACATCGTCAGGTTTTGAATATAAGATTGAAGAATCGCGTTTAAAAAATTATGAATTAGTAGAGGCGCTAGCGGATTTAGAAAGCAATCCGCTGTCTTTACCGAAAGTTCTACGTTTGTTGCTAGGTGACCAAGTAGAAAGTTTAAAAAATCATCTACGTTCAGAAGATGGGACAGTCTCGACAGAGGCTATCATGGAAGAAGTTAAAGAAATCTTTGAGAGCGGTCAATTAAAAAAATAATAGCCCTTGCCACAATGTTAAAAGCGGATGAAGACGCTCTAGTGTGCGACTTAGCAGAAACTTATAATATATATGATTATAAACAGCTACCACCTTTAAAAGTAGCTGTTTTTTCTTTAGGTCTAAGAGAAGACTCAAGAATACATCAATCTTTGTCGGGTAGTAATGCAACATTTGAAAAGCGCCTTTTAGCCGGTGTGTTTGATAGGCTCGGAATGCTTGTGTGGATGAAAACAGCTGACGGGCAAAAAGGGAAGAATAGACCTGAAATGTTATCGTCATTGTTTGATAATCAGCCCAAAGACAAAGATATTAAAGCTTTTGCAAGTGGCAAGGAATTTGAAAACGCTAGAAAGAGATTTTAACAACGCTTGGGGGTGATAGTTAATGGCTACAAATTTAGGACAGGCTTATGTGCAGATTATGCCATCAGCTAAAGGGATTTCTGGGTCTATAAGCAATGCACTAAGCCCCGAAGCGTCAAGTGCAGGTAGTTCCGCTGGCGGTTTGATTGGCGGCAAATTGATTGGGGTTCTAGGTAGTGTCATCGCTGCGGCTAAAATAGGCGAGATGATAACTAAAGCCATTTCTTCTTCGATTTCTGAAGGGGCTGCGTTGCAACAATCTCTTGGGGGAGTTGAAACCCTTTTTAAAGACAACGCTAACTTAGTCAAAAAATACGCAGACGAAGCTTACAAAACAACAGGCTTGTCAGCTAATGCATATATGGAGAGTGTGACAGGTTTTAGTGCGAGCTTGTTGCAATCCTTAGGTGGTGATACTGCTAAGGCTGCAAAGGTCGCTAACATGGCGATGATAGACATGGCTGACAACTCTAATAAAATGGGTACTTCCATGGAATCCATACAGTACGCCTATCAAGGTTTTGCTAAGCAGAACTATACCATGCTCGACAACTTAAAACTGGGTTATGGCGGAACGCAAGAAGAGATGAAACGTTTGCTTTCAGATGCCCAAAAGCTAACTGGGAAAAAATATGATATTTCAAATCTCTCAGATGTATATGAAGCTATTCACGCTATTCAAGGGAAAATAGGGATAACCGGGACAACCGCTAAAGAGGCAGCAACAACGTTCACAGGTTCGTTTGAAGCTATGAAAGCAGCTTCGAAAAACTTGCTGGGGAAAATGGCTTTAGGTGAGGATATCAAACCATCGCTAAAAGCGCTGTTTGATACAACAAGCAACTTTGTATTGAATAACTTTATACCAATGCTAACAAATGTTTTTAAAGGATTTGGTTCGGTTATTTCGTTAACTTTCTCAGAGCTAATACCTAAAATTGTTGGTTTTGTGCAAACAAGCGGTCCGTCGCTAATGCAAGCTGGCATTAGCTTTATTATTAGCTTTGTTAACGGCTTTCTAACAGCCTATCCTGCATTTTTAACAGTGGCAGGAAAAATATTTACAGATTTCGTATCTTTTGTAATACAAAGTATACCTGGACTCTTGCAAGCTGGGGCTACTCTCGTCCTGAATCTAATAGATGGAATATTAGCTAACTTACCACAAGTAGCAACTTCGGCAGTATCTGTGATATCAAATTTTATATCGATGTTGCAAGCAAATTACCCAGCAATTTTAAAAAAAGGTTTTGAAATTTTAAGTTACTTAGTGCAAGGGATTATAGCAAGATTACCTGATATCGTTATTACTGTTGGAAAACTCATAGCGATTTTAGCAGGAGCGATAGCAAGTAATCTACCTAAAGTGCTAGCTCTTGGAGTTCAGTTACTCATAACTTTTGTTAAAGGGATTCTGAGTGTCATAGGTAAAATAAACGAAACAGCTAACAATATTGGTGAAAAGCTTATCAATGCAATCAAATCGATTGATTTATTGAGTGCAGGTAGAGCTATCATGCGAGGTTTTTTGCGAGGTTTAGAGGATGTCTGGGGAGATATTCAAAATTTTGTCGGAGATATTGCAGGGTGGATTAAAGATCACAAAGGACCAATAAGTTACGATAGACGTTTACTTATTCCAGCCGGCAACGCAATCATGCAAGGTCTGCATCAAGGACTTGTTGATAAATTTAAACCAGTTAAAAACTTAGTTAACGGAATGGCCGAAGAGATTCAGTCTTCATTCGGAAATCCTCAACTAGCTTTTGATATGGATACTAACGTAAACAATGGCTTTGAGCGAATAGGTACTTTAAACAAAAATTTATCTAGTCAAGTGACTAGTACAGATAATTACACTAACGGCAATGCTGCTTTGTTATCTGCCATCAAAAATTTAGCCGATAGACCTATTGTTGTGTCTGCGCAATTTGATAAAAATGAATTTGCCAGAGTCGTTGCTAAGCCGATAGCAGCGAGACAAAAATTTGACGAACAGACAGAAGAAAGACTGAGAGGTATAAACAGATGGTAGATTACAAAACTGTAAGATGTCATTTTGGCGATGTCGAATTGACTAAGTGGATTACTATTACAGACGGCTTTACTGTCTTTAGTGGCGCAGACTACGACCCGGAGCTAAAAGAAATTGGTGGCAAAGATGGTAGCATTTTTATTGGAACGAAAACTAAGCATAAAGTAATAAAAGTCCCATTCTGGGTAAAATACAATACAATAGAAGATTACGATGCCCTACAATTGGCTTTATCTTCTAAAAAGCCTAAGATGTTGATGTTTAGCCACATACCTGGACGCTATTATTTAGCTGTCCAGGTTGGTGATTTGAACTTTAAAGAAATCAAGATGAACGGCTTTGGTGAGATAACGTTTATAGTTGCAGATGCATATGCTCATTCAACGTCCTACAGACGCATTAAAGACTATACTCAAGACGGAAATAAAATGACCTTCAAGATTAAAAATAACGGGACAGCCCCTGCGTTTCCGATATTTAGAATTAAGCACTTGGGCGAAAATGGCTATATTGGAATTGCAAATGAGACTGGAGCATTTGCAGTTGGTTCTCCTGAAGAAGAAGACGGGACTATCGTTCATCGTAACGAAGTCCTTTTTGATTACTCAAAAGCGATAGCACAAGCTTTAGATGGTGCGCCAAATGTCGCAAAACTCAACTATATGCCACCAACATTTGATACAGAACTTAAACGGATGCGCATTGATAACATCTTAGGCTCTGGTAAAGGCGGTGAATATGTTGTTATTGGAAATAGAGGTACTACCCCGGGCTACACCGAGCACGTTGGGACTCGAACGTTTATTATCAATCCTGATTCAAACGGAGAATACACTCTCAATGAGCACCTGTGGTGGCAACAGATTTTTATTGCTACTGCTCAGGATCAAAAAGGTTTTTTAAAGCTTTGTGTAACGGGAATCGACGATGAAGGAAATGACGAGTTTTTGTATGGAATCGAAACTTACAAACGAAAAAATGGTTTTGAAACAGAATACAATTTCTTTGCTCTTGATGATGACGGTGTAGGCTGGAGATTTTACAAGCAGTTTGAATTCCAAGCAGATAGAAATTATCATAATCCTTTTTCGATGAATAGAAGCAGAGCGGTTGAGATTTTCAGGGAAGAAGACAAGTTTCGTATTTACTTCAACGGTGCGCATCATCATGCAACTGTTCCATCTCTTAAAGGAAAAAAATCTCGCAAGATACATCTTGCAATGGGGACATGTAGTGATAGCTCTAAATATATCAACTACAACCTGTTTGAAAAAGTCAATTTTGAAAAAATGGGAGTGTCTCATTACAACAATATCGTCAATAAGTACCAGCCGGGGGATGAGGTTATCATTAACTTTGAAAATGACACTGTAAGTACAAAAGATATAGATTCAATACAAGATGTGGTGTTAGGTTCTAAGATGATTTCGATTCCGCCAGGAGAATCAGAGTTAGTCGTACACTTGTCTAGCTGGGTCGCAGCGCTACCTGATATATCAATTGATTTTGAAGAGAGGTACAAATAAATGTTAACAATTCATGGACCGGATTTAAAACCTGTCCTTTTTTTGGATAATGATAAACAAGGAGCTTTGAATTACTTTAACCACAAGTGGTATAGAAAGCAAAAGACTGGCTCGTCTGTACTAGAATTCTCCGTTTATAAAAAAGATTTGCTTGGCGATAGCCCACTTAGTCATAAATATCACGTACTAAACGATCAAGCATTTGTCTCTTTTGTGCACAAAGGTAAAGTACAATTGTTAAACATCATGAAAATTGATGAAGATGAAAAACAAATTGATTGTTATTGTGAAAATCTTAATTTAGAGTTGCTAAATGAGTATTGCAACGCATATAAAGCAACTAAAGCGATGTCGTTTGAAGAGTACCTTGTGCAATTTGATATTTTAAACTGGGGTGCTTTGACAGTTGGCACAAACGAAGTTAAGGACAAAAAACTTACATTGGAATGGACTAGTCAAGAAACTAAGTTAGCTCGTCTTTTGTCAATTGCTAATAATTTCGATGCAGAAATTGAGTTTGAGACAAAGCTTAATTTCAATCACACGTTTAAGCAACTCATCATTAATATTTACAAAGAATACGAGGAGGGCAAATCTTATGGTGTAGGTCGTGATAAGACCGATGTGATATTACGCTATCAAAAAAATATTTCTGGGATAAGGAAAACAGTTGACAAGCGTCAGATTTATAACGCAATACGCCCTTACGGTAAAAAGACCGTAAAAGGGGAGCGTGTTGTCTCTAATCCTGTCACACGTAAAGTTACTAAGACAGTTGGTTCTAATAAGACTTATTTAGGTGGTGACATTAAATATTACGGTCACACAATAAAAAAAGCCAACGTGCAAGCGATTATAAACTACGCAGTGCAATACAACATTTTGCCAAGTGGAATCATCACGCAACTTTATTTAGAGAGCTTTTGGGGTGACTCAACTGTCGGTAGGCGTGATAACAACTGGTCAGGAATGACAGGTGGAGCACAGACACGTCCTAGCGGAGTAAAAGTCACTACTGGTATGGCTCGTCCTGCAAACGAGGGCGGAACGTACATGCACTATGCTAGTGTAGACGACTTTTTAAAAGACTACACTTATCTTTTAGCAAAACAAGGGATTTATAATGTTGTCGGCAAAAAGAACCTAGCAGACTACACAAAAGGACTTTTTAGAGCTGGTGGCGCTAAATATGACTATGCAGCAGCAGGATATCAAAGCTACACAAATTTGATGACTAATATCCGAAATGGTATCAATAAAGTAACTGGAAATATCCTCAATACGATTGATAAGCTGTGGCAAACACCAGTACAGCCTATAACAGCCGTAAACGTAGCTAGAAGAGCTACTAAGACAATGCAAGCACTAAATGAAGCTACTAGACTTAAAGGTCGTAGAATCGGCTCGGGGCAATGTTACGCTTTGTCAGGTTGGTACGCCAAAAAGTTAGATGGAGCTTGGATTGATAGTTCTATCGGTGGTATCCGTGGTCGGATTGGCGGTGGTATGGCTGCTGCTTTAATCGGTACTGACTATAACTGGGGGGCGTATGGTTGGAAGCTAGACAGGTCGCCTAATGCTGGCAACTTGCAAGCTGGCGGTATCTATAATGTTAAAGCAAATTTTGGTGCTCCGTTTTATACAACACAATGGGGGCATACAGGTATTATCAAGAGTGTGTCTAAAACAAGAGTCACTGTCTTAGAGCAGAATTACGCTGGACGCATGTATGTCATGGAAAACTCGTATGAGATTAACGCTTTTGCTAGAGGATTACAAACAGTATGTTATCCACGTGAAATAGCGCAAGGAATGTCTGTTAACGGGGCAACAACACAGCAAGTCAGTGGCGGTACACAAATATCATATGAGGAAGTCGTGCAAGAAGCACAGACAGAATCATACGAAGAAGAACAAATCATCTACATTGACAACTCAATCTACAAAGAGTGGAAAGACGAAAACGGTAAAGTAGAGTACTATCTCAAAAACGGCTTTTTATATGCTCCTCTATCGCGAGACCGCTATCCATCTGTATTGACTGGTAACGAAACACGAGACAACTGGATACGAAAAGACATGGAAGTTGAGACGGACAGCCAAGATGTCTTGATGTCAACAGGTCTAAAAGACTTAAAAGCACACGCTTATCCATCTGTCACTTATGAAGTTGATGGCTATGTTGACTTAGAACTTGGTGATGTTGTGCGAATACAGGACGACGGATACGAACCGCCGCTAATTCTCACAGCGAGGGTTATTGAGCAAGAAATATCCATAACAAATCCCAGCTCTAACAAAACTAAATTCAGCAATTTTGTCGAAAAAGAAAGTCAGTTAGCTTCTGATTTAATTAGTGATATGCTACGTCTTTATGACGAATCTATTCCATACGAGATACAACTAGCAACTTCAAATGGAGTTGCTTTTAAAAATGGGGTTGGTGAGTCTGTATTAACGCCTAGCTTGCAAAAAAATGGGAAAGACTATGAAGCTGTTTATTTTTATAAAAATGGCGACTCGCTGATTGAGATAGGTCCGTCGCTGACAGTTAAAGCAAGCGACTTTAACCACGTTTTAAACGTAACAGTAGAGGCGTATTTAAATGAGGAGCTTGTAGCAAGTACACAAATATCCTTTACAGATACTGAGGATGGAGAAAAAGGCGATGATGGTAAGTCATCATGGACAGCGTGGGCTAATTCAGAAGATGGAAAAGTTGATTTTAGTATAACTGAGTCTAAAAATAGAAGGTTTATTGGAACTTATACTGGTATAGAACAATCAACAAACTATCTTGATTATAAGTGGACTGACATGGTCGGAACAGTTGTTGTTGGCACAAATAATCTGATTGACGGTACAAAATCATTTGTTGGTTCTGATTGGTTTACTTCTGCAACACTAGAAGATGAAAATATCTCTAATTATCCATTTACATTTAAAAAATGGATAAGCGGCCAAAAGGTATCACACGCAAAAGACATTATAGTTGAGCAAGGTGTGACATACACTTTTAGCGCTTATGTTAAACGTGAGGTAGCTGGGAATTTATATTTTTATCTCTATGATATAGCAGATGGTTTTATTACTAGCGATACTGCAAGAGAAACAATCATAAAAAATGTCAATTCAAATGTCAGACGCTTTGAAATCACCTTTACACCAGCTAAGACAGGTAAGATTAGACCACGATTTGCGATGGTGTCATCGGAACAAGGAAGTTTCAGCTCTGGTGGGTTTATGCTCGTTAGGGGAAATAAAACAGGCGACTGGCAGGAATCTGAAGCTGATAAAGCAAGTAATCTTGATTCAAAAGCCGATGGTGGTTTTACTGTTGAGCAGTTAAACGCTATTGCAGAAGAACAGCGTTTGATGAAAGCTAATCTTGAAGCCGCTGCAAGTTTGCAAGAAGTACAAGATAAAGCAAAAGAGTTACTTGATCAAATCAAAAAAATAGAAGATGGTCAAAAAGTATCAGAACAAACTATGGTATCTAACGCTAATAGAGTTGTTCAGATACTAGCTAAGTTGGATGACGTCCAATTAGTAACAGAAGCTATTACGCAATATATGTCATACTCGGAAGATGGTCTAGTTATCAAAATGAAAGACGGAACGTCAAGCGTACGTGTGACGACTGACCGCATTAGTTTTTACTCTGGCGGTACAGAGACTGCCTTTATCAGCCAAGGTTTTTTACAAATCGAGTCTGGTGTTTTCACTTTGAGGCTTCGTATTGGAAGCTTTTTGTTTGAAGAAAGCTCGAAAGGTCGTTTACAAATCAAGAAAATTAGAGGGATTGGAGGATAGATGACAACTTTTTATAGTAACTCCGATAGGAGCTATCGCTTAACTTATATTGTTGACGAGGTTTCAACGTCGGTTGCAGACAATAGTAGTCAAGTAAGATTTAGGCTCTATTTGACTTCTGGTACTAACAGTTATGCTCAGTACAATTTTGGTGGGTATGCTTGGGTAGGTTCTAAATATGACTTTAATGCACCTTCATCTATCAATTTTAACGGCAATCAATTGTTGATTGATAAAACTATCAAAGTCCCACACGATGCAGACGGGAACAAAACGGTCATTGTTGCCGCTAAATTGCTAGGTCCAGGTAGGTATGCACCAGGAACATTAACGATACCAGATCAAAAATTTACACTTACGAAAATACCTCGCACCAGCTCAGTGGCGGTTAGCAGTGGTTATTTTGGTGATACATTAAATGTTAACATCAATCAAAGTTCAAGTGGTTTTACATACGATGTCAGATACAATGTAAATGGTATAACTGGAGTTGTTGCTAGCAATATAACAGGCTCAACAACTTTTAAAACAAGTTTAGATTGGGCTAGTACGATTCCAAATGCAACTAGCACCCCAGGTACGATATACGTTGATACAAAATCTAACGGTTCGGTCATTGGGACGTCGACCGCTATTTTTTATCTGACTTTACCTGATAGTGTAAAACCTAAAATTTCTAGTCTTGTTTTATCAGATACAAATCAAAAAGCATCTGCATTAGTAGGTGCTAATAATTTTGTGCAGATTGTGTCAAATCCAACCGTCACTTTTAATGGTGCGAATGGGATTTACGGTTCTACAATTCAAAATTTCTATGCTGAAATTGTTGGTAAAAACCAATCTACTCAATCGGACGGTGGATCGCTAGGCATTTTAAAGTTTGAAGGCAAAGCTATCGTTAAAGCAACAGTTACAGATAGTAGAGGGCGTGTGTCTGACCCTGTAACAACCGAAATAAACGTTTTGCCGTACAGCGGTATAGCACTAGATTTTAGTGCCCAGCGTGGTGGTGCTGATGGAACACAAATCGTTGTAACAGTTAATGCATCAGTTAGTCCATTAACTGTTAACAAGCTGCAAAAAAACAAAATGACGCTAAGTTTCAAGACTGCGCCAACTGGCACCAAAACGTTCAAAATTGATACTTCTGAAGCAAGTAAGACATATACAGATAAATACCAACTCATCAATCAGAATTTTGTGCTTAGTGGTAAATTCCCGTCTGATCAATCATTTGACATTTATGGGACTATCTCAGACAGTTTTGGGACTAATGACACTAAACGAGTACCTCTTCTCGCAAAATTTGTAGCAGTAGAAATAGAGGATAGTGGTAATCCCGAGACAACAGGAGTAGCAATTGGTAAAGAATGGGAGCGTGGGTCTATTGATGCAGCAGGAGATATATACGCCCGTGGCAAGCCAATCCAGCAAAAACAGCTAGCTTTAAATAATGGTGGCTCTTTTAGGCATGATGCAACAGATTTAAATACTCTGCAAGATACAGGCTTTTATTGTGTATTTAGAGGTGCTAATAGACCAGCTGGGGCAGGTCCTGGGTACGTAACAGTTGTAAGACATGAGACAGCAAACTATGCTTATCAACAATTTTACGACCGCACAAACAAAACTATTTTTACACGAGTACTTGAAAACGGGGCATGGAGTGGTTGGAGTGAGTACGCTAAAAAAGATAGCTTACCTAAAACGATAGACTCAGGCTGGCGGTCAATCGGAAATGGTTTTAGTTATAGACAGACAGGCAGTACAGTCACCGTTAAGTACGACTTTGCGACGAACGGCATAGATAAGTTGACGGTTGGCTCTATGCCTACGAATTTGATACCTAGTGACATGATGTTTGCAGTAACGGCTTGGACTGTACAACTGAATGTTTTAAATGTACAAGTGAGCGCAGATGGTCGTATTCTGTGGTTTAATCCGTCAAAATGGGCGGTTAATGTTAAAGGACAAATTAATTGGATAATTTAAAAGGAGGAAAACTATTGGAAATTTTAAACAAATATCCTGTAATGTTAGAAGATAATAGTATTAAAGAAGTTAAAGCTATTTTAAAATTCGAATCTAGCACAATTAAAGCAAGCTTTGAAGTGACATTGCCAAGAGAAGATCACGAAAAGAAATTTGCTGAAACTTTAAAAACGTGTGAAAAGCTTATCTTTGAGCAACTTTACAAAGACAAAGCAGAAGCAGAACAATTTGAAAAAATTAATGACGCAATTGCTAAGTCAAAGGCGCAATCAGATAAAGCGGAAAATATGATTAAACTGATGTCAGCAACTGTTAACGATTTGATTAAGACAATGGCTGACGGAGGGAAATTGAATGATACAACGCTTAACAACGCTAGCGAAAATAGCAGTACACATATTTAAAAACAAAAAAGGAGAAAAAACAATGATGATTAATTACTTTGCAATGCAGATTGAACTAGGGTGGATTACTATTGATGACGTTCCAGCATTTTGTCGTGAGCGAGTACGTAAACTAATTGAAGTTTCTACGGTTGGTACAGAAGGAAAATGAGGCAATGAATGAACATTGATGTTATCCAGATTGGCGCACTTTGTGGCGCTATTTTATCGATACTTGGCTTGTGGGCGTTTGTTGTTAATCCGTTTAAGACAGCGATGCAAAAAAACGAAGATACAATGAGCGCCCTCAAAGACACGATAAAAGAGCTGGCTTACGAGCTAAAAGACTCACAGCGTGACCGAGAAAATATCCATAAAATTTTGGATATACACGAGCAACGACTCGGAAAGACGGAAGACGACATCATCGTCAACAAAGAGCAGATAAAAACATTATTTAACAGGAGAAATAAACATGATTAATTTAAAATTACGACTACAAAACAAAGTAACTTTGATGGCTATTTTAGGAGCTATATTTTTGCTAGCGCAGCAATTAGGTATTAAATTACCATCAAACATTGTGGATATTGCCAACACAGCTGTAACGCTTTTGGTATTGCTTGGAGTTGTTACAGACCCAACAACAAAAGGGCTATCAGATAGCGAACAAGCATTGAATTACCACGAGCCCAAAAAATAGGAGGATAAAAATGAAAGCAATCACACGATTAGCATTAATACTAGCAATTGCAATACTGTATGTGCCGTTATCTGTGATTGCTTTTTTTGCTTATCCATTTTATTTGATTTTTAAAGAGGAGGGATAAATGGCTACATACCAAGAATATAAAAGTCGTTCAAATGGTAACGCTTATGATATTGATGGCTCATTTGGTGCGCAATGTTGGGACGGTTATGCAGATTACTGTAGATTTTTAGGTGTGCCATACGCAAACTGTACAAATACAGGATACGCAAGGGATATATGGGAGCAACGTCACGAAAATGGTATCTTAAACTATTTTGATGAAGTGGAAGTTATGCAAGCTGGTGATGTTGCTATTTTTATGGTTGTTGACGGTGTAACGCCTTACAGTCATGTAGCAATTTTTGACAGCGATGCAGGAGGCGGGTATGGCTGGTTTTTGGGGCAAAATCAAGGCGGTGCTAATGGCGCATATAATTTAGTAAAAATCCCATACTCCGCAACATACCCAACTGCATTTAGACCAAAAGTTTTTAAAAACGCAGTTACTGTTACAGGTAATATAGGACTAAATAAAGGCGATTATTTTATTGATGTATCAGCTTATCAACAAGCAGATTTAACAACGACTTGTCAGCAAGCAGGCACTACAAAAACGATTATCAAGGTATCTGAGTCAATAGCATGGCTATCTGACAGACATCAACAACAAGCAAACACAAGCGACCCAATCGGCTATTATCACTTTGGACGCTTTGGCGGTGATAGTGTTTTAGCGCAAAGGGAAGCAGACTTATTTTTGTCTAACTTACCAAGTAAGAAAGTATCATATCTAGTAATTGACTATGAAGATTCCGCAAGCGCAGACAAGCAAGCCAACACAAACGCAGTTATTGCATTTATGGATAAAATCACTAGTGCTGGTTACAAACCTGTTTATTATAGCTATAAGCCATTTACGCTTAATAATGTTGATTATCAGCAGATTATTGCTAAATACCCTAATAGTATTTGGATAGCTGGTTATCCAGATTATGAGGTTCGCTCTGAACCACTGTGGGACTATTTTCCATCTATGGACGGCGTGCGCTGGTGGCAGTTTACAAGTGTAGGAGTAGCAGGTGGTTTAGATAAAAATATTGTATTATTAGCAGATGATAGTAGCAAAGTGGATATACCTAAGATTGACAAACCACAAGCACCACAAAGCCAGCTTACTTTTAATCAAAAGCTAGATACTAACACTAAATTAGACAACTCGAATGTACCTTACTACGAAGCGACCCTTAGCACAGATTATTACGTAGAATCTAAACCAAACGCAAGTAGCACCGATAAAGAGTTTATCAAAGCGGGTACTCGTGTGAGAGTCTATGAAAAAGTGAATGGATGGTCACGTATTAATGCTTCTCAGTCTGACCAGTGGGTCGAAGATAAGTATTTAGCTAATGCCACACAAGTATAAAACAGGAGGTAAAGCTCCTTTAGATAAGACAAATGCCCTCGCTTTGCGGGGGCTGTTTTTTATTGCAAAAAATTTCGCATTTATTGACAAAAAGTTCAAGACATGTCATAATGAGGGTGGTTATAGAAGATAAATTTCGTTCATTTATCATCCTTTCTAACCCAACGTCTTCGTTGTTCGTTGAACCCGTAGTGATACGGGCGTATGACTGAAAGCACATCATACGGCTTGGCAGAGCTTAAGAACTGTTCTCTTGCGATAAGCCTAAGAAGCACAATAGAGAGTTAGAGTTTTGCACCTCTAATCGTCAGCCCTGACCGGAGGATATTTCCGGTCCGTGCTTTTTTTATTTTGTAGAAAGTTTTTTGATAGTGGATCTCAAAGAAATAGTTAATGATTATGAGCTAAATTTTTGTGGGAAAAGGTGTAAAGTTGAGACTAATTTTAAGCATTTACCCGAATTTATGATTTTATTTGATATAAGAGATTTGTATCATCTTCTAGGTATTCATAAGTTGAAAACAAAGTATCGCGCAACAAATTGGGTTGAAGCTGTGAAAGCAGATGTTTTCCTCTTATCGAATTATTCAAAACATCCAAATTTTAGAGAAGTTCTTCCTAGAGTCGATAATTATAATTTTTTATATGAAATATTCTATCAGTTTAGAGTTAACGTCTGTATTTTAGATAAGGATTTAACTAAAAATACAATGAAATTGAGTGTTGTTTTTTATAAAGACAACAAGAAGAAATTAGTTGTTGTAGGATTAAAAAGAGATGAGACAGGGGTCTTTAGGCCAGCTACGTTGCATGAGAGCCGAAACAACCCCTACAAGCGAATTCGGCATACTGCTATAAAATCAATAACTTGGATTTAGAACATACCTTTTGTGCTGATTACCTCTATTGACATACTCGCATAACCATGAGATAATCACAGTAGCAAGAATCGCCTGACACTAGCGGTTCTTGCTTTTTTATTTGCCTAGAAATAATCAAAATGTTACCATAGAATAAAAATAATAAGGAGCCACATTATGTCACAAGAAAAACTAAAAGCAAAAGTTGAACAAGCGTCAGGCAGTCTTAAAGAAGGTGCAGGGAAGCTAACCGGTGATAAAGAGTTAGAAGCAAAAGGATTTGTCGAAAAACAATTGCTAAAGGCAAAGAACTAGCAGATGATGCTAAAGATGCTGTTGAAGAGGCAGTAGATGCTGTCAAAGAAAAACTGAAATAAACATTAACCGCTCTCTATTGAGGGCGGTTTTTTTGTTTTATCTGAAACTGTTGAGACTTTTTTTGTGTCAGTTATAGATATCACTCTCTAAAATACCCACAACGTTTTTCAGCAGTCGCTTGAGTGATTTTTCTATCACCCCAGTAAAAAACTTTTTCAATTGATCCGTGTCGAGGATATACTGCACAATTAATATTTGCTGTTTTATTAACTACAAATTTTGTGTTTGGCTCGATGCCGTTAGCTCTAACCTTATTGTAGTTAGTTGATGAACTGTTACGATATTTAAACGGTTTATTGTAAATTTCAAAAATTTTATTTCCATATTCCATTTTATTTCTCCTTATTATATAGATAAACATTGATAGCGATTATTAATACTGCGATAGCCATTACCATTGCATGACCTCTTTTCTTTTGTTATAATAAGGACAGGATAGGGGAGTTGTTGCTCCCCTCTGTCCATTAGCGATTACTTATGCTTGTGAGGCTTTGGTTTTCGCTTTTTTGTTTGCTTACTAAGGCTCGTAGCTGTTATAAAACTGGCTATTGCCGTTATGTAAGCGGGTATGTCATCAATTACTTTTTCAAGTAATCTTAGATAATCTTCTTTGTTCATCGTTCCACCTCCCTTCTTAATTTATAATATAATTATACAAGAAAATCTTGTATTTGTAAAGTATTTTTAAAAGATTTCTTTGCTTTTTTAAAAAAAATCTTGTTTTTAAAATGATTTTATTGTAATATAAAACAAAAAGGAGATTAGAAATGGAATTGTACGAATTTGTCGGAGAACAAATACGCCATCAAAGAAAACTTGCTAAACTCACTCAAAGTCAACTTGCGGATTTACTAGAAACTAATCAGCAAACTGTCGGAATGATGGAAAATGGCAGGCGTAGAACCACTATTCAGGATTTAGTTAAACTTTGTAAGATATTTAATGCGTCAGCAGATGACTTTTTACCTAAAAATTGACAATGTGATAACTGCTCATTAAATGAGCGGTTATTTTTTGTCTTTTTGTCTATCAGAACAGAAAAATTTAAAATTGTCTATTTTTAGGATTTTTTATCGAATAGATAAGTGGAGGATAAAATATGTTATATATAGATGAGTTTAAAGAAGCGATTGATAGAGGATATATTATGGGAAGCACAGTTGCGATCGTACGAAAAAACGGAAAGATATTTGATTATGTGTTACCACACGAAGAAGTGAGAGAAGAAGAGGTTGTGACAGTTGAGAGAGTGGAAGACGTTATGAGAGAATTGAGGTGAAAGGGTGCAAAAAAGGGGCAAAATAGATTAAAAATGAAACTACATTGAACTTTTTACTATTATAAACAACCATTAAATCAACGCTTGGACTATTATAAACTATTGTGTACAATAGTAGTAGATTCCGGCAGGGGACATATTCATTGCATGTAAATAGCGGTTTAGAGCTATTTTGCCCCAAATCCGCCCCAAATTTCTCTGATTAAGTTTATCGTTCCTATCTTTTTGTTCTTGTAATTGATGTGCGTAAACTTCTAAAGTGATATTTAAATTCTCGTGATCTAAAACTTGAGAGATGGAAATTAGATAGCTTGCAAATGTATGCCTGAGAGAGTGCACTCGTACCTCGCGACCAGTTATTTTTCGGATAGTTTTATTGACTGCATTATTTGAAAGTTTGTCGAATAATCTGTCGTTTTTATTTTTTGTAAATTCATGCAAAAAAATAATGTATCATTGTCAATTGGTATATTTCTGATACTACTTTTGTTTTTTGTTGGCAGGTATCTTTGGTTGAAATGATAATCCCAAGTTTTATTAATTGATAAATATTTGTTAGTGTAATCAATATCATTAACTGTTAAACCTAAACATTCAGCGAAGCGCATGCCAGTTTTAGCGATGAGGTATAACGCTGCATACGATTGATGTTGTGATTTTTCTTTACAAATTTTTATCAAGCGTAAGTATTCATTGGTTTCAAGAAATTTTATCTCTATTTACGCCCCTTATTTTTTGCTTTAACCTTAGTGAATAAACAAAAATTTTTTTCTATATATCCCTCGTGAACAGCCATGGATACGCAGGCTTTTACATGTATGTTAAAACGCTTTACTGTATCTTGCACATGCGTTTGACTATAATGATTTATGACTTGTTGATATTTAGTGGAAGTAATATTGCAAAGTAATATATTTCCTATTATATGTTTATACGATATTCGATATTCCCACCCGTTGTCGCGTTTACGGAAATACGCCATTGATATACTCCACATTAGCTAAAGAACAGGGTGTTCAAGGCTACCTTGATGGAAAAGGCTCTCTTAGAGATATTTGTAAATGGTATGATATCTCAAGTCGCTCTGTTCTCCAAAAGTGGATAAAACGGTATACTAGTGGTGAAGACTTGAAAGCCACTAGTAGAGGATATAGCCGTATGAAACAAGGAAGGCAAGCCACATTTGAAGAACGTGTAGAGATTGTTAACTACACCATTGCCCATGGGAAAGACTATCAAGCAGCTATTGAGAAGTTTGGTGTTTCCTACCAACAAATTTATTCTTGGGTGCGTAAGCTTGAGAAGAATGGCTCACAAGGTTTGGTTGATAGACGTGTGAAAGGGTTGGAGAGTAGGCCTGATTTAACCGAGATTGAGCAACTTAAACTCAAGATTAAACAATTGGAGGAACGTAATCGTCTCTTAGAAATCGAGGTTAGTTTACTAAAAAAGTTAGAAGACATCAAACGAGGAAACAGACGGTAAGACTAGGTAAGCATTTAGCGGAGTTCCAAGTAATCAAGAATTATTACGATGAGGAATCTAATGTGCCTATTCAGGCCTTATGCCAACTCTTGAAGGGGTCTCGTTCAGGCTATTACAAGTGGCTCAATCGTCAAAAAACAGATTTTGAGACAAAAAATACAAAGCTAATGGCTAAAATCAAGGAACTTCATAGACTCTACAATGGTATCTTAGGTTATCGCCGTATGACAACATTTATTAATCGTCAACTTGGGACAACTTAAAACAAGAAACGGATTCGTTGATTGATGAACATTCTGGGGATTAGTTCAGTCATTCGTCGTGTTAGCCATGCTTGTACAAAAGCTGGTGACAGATTTTACGAAGAAAATATTCTTAATCGTGAATTTACAGCCACAGCTCATAACCAGAAATGGTGCACAGATGTCACCTATCTTCAATACGGTCTGGGAGCTAAAGCTTATCTCAGTGCGATTAAAGACCTGTATAACGGTTCTATTATCGCTTATGAGATTAGTCACAACAATGAAATCCACTTGTTATGAAGACCATTAAAAAGGGGCTAGAGCTCAATCCAGGAGCCACACCTATCATCCATAGCGATTGAGGTAGTCAATATACTTCCAAAGAATACCGTTATATCATACAACAAGCTGGTCTGACCTTATCCATGTCCCGGATTGGCAAATGTATTGATAATGCACCAACTGAAAGTTTCTTTGGGTTTTTCAAGACTGAGTCTTACCACCTTAAGAAATACAACTCTTATGATGAGTTGGTCAATGATGTGGCACGTTATATCGAATTCTACAACACACAACGTTATCAATCAAAATTAAACAACCTGACTCCTCTAGAATTCAGGAATCAGGTTGCATAACTTATCTTTTATTATTTGACTGTCTACTTGACAGGGAGCCGTTCAGATTGCTTAACCTTTCTAAATTTGCTAAAATAGCTACAAGAAAACGAGCCATTTAATGCTTATTTCTTATACTGTCTTGCCTCACGCTCTCCTCGACCAAAAATTGAGCGTGAGGCTTTTTGTTTCATTAAACGATGATATTTCCATATTCATCAGTTTGTTTTCCGAGAGCCATCAAAGCTTCGATAAGGTCGATAATTCCAGGAATAAAGGTAATACTAAAAATAATATATAAAAAAACCTGGCCTATTTTTCCTGCGTAAAATTTATGCGCTCCAATGCCGCCCAAAAGAACGTTAATAAAACATAAACTACTATGTTAGCATAAGACTTTATTTTTACAACTGAATTTCATATAAATGGATTAGAGTAAGGGATAAAAGAAATTAGCATAGCTCTTTTGAAAACCTAATTTGTAAAATTAAGCTAGACAGAAAAAAGCCATTTATGTTAGGCTCAGATAAACACCACATTTGTCTGAAAGGAACTAACATAAATGACCTATACCCATCTTACCACAAATGAACTTGTCATGATAGAGGCTTATTACAAAGAAGGAATAGCCGTTAGCCATATTTGTCAATCCCTCAAAAGATCAAGACAAACGATTCATAAGGTCATTGCTTATCTCAAGGCTGGCCACACTGCTTATGATTACTACAAGGACTACAAAGCTAACAAGAAACGTTGTGGTCGTCGTCAGACCCAACTCACTCAAAGTGAACAAGATTTTATTCAAAGGCATTTAGAACTTAATTGGAGTTTGGATGTTGTCAAAGGAACTTATCCCGATAAAATCCCTTGTTCTATGAGAACTCTTTATCGCCTAGCTGACCGTGGTATCTTCAAGAAAGCTGATTTACCATGGAAGGGAAAACGCAAACCAAATGGTATAGCCGAAAAACGTGGCAAACAAGCTTTTAGGAGGGATATCCGTGAGCGTTCAGAAATCTATCCAGATTTTGATACAGAATTTGGACATCTTGAAGGAGATACAATCGTTGGTAAACATCACAAAAGTGCTGTTGTCACCTTGGTAGAGAAGCAATCTAAAGCTATTATCACACTTCAAACCAATGGTCGAAAAGCTAGCGACATTGAGCAGTCACTAAATAGATGGCTGTCACAATTCCCAAAACATCTCTTTAAATCTGTCACTTTTGATTGTGGGAAAGAATTCTCTAATTGGAAGACAATAGCCAACCAACACGACATTGATATTTTCTTTGCGGATCCAGGTTGCCCTGGTCAACGTGGGTTAAATGAACATTCAAATGGTTTATTAAGACGTCATGGACTACCAAAGCAAATGGATTTCAATGGTATTCCTCAGAAATATTTATCAGCTATCACTGATAAACGAAATAGAATTCCTAGGAAATCTTTAAATTATCGAACACCATATCAGGTTTTTCTGAGTTACGTAAAATGTCTAGCTTAATTTGACAATTTGGGAAATAAAAAAATTAATATAATATGGAAAAAATTTTATTTCATAAACGTTTCATAAAAGGTATGTAATCTAGTATTTAGGCAACACTATTTTGTCACTGGTGTCTAGTAACTTATAGATTGATAATTTTACTAGTAAACGTAATTCTTCGCTTTAAGAGTTAAATGTCTATTTATTGTAAGCTAAATTGGGAGGTGAACTTATGTAAAATTAGATAGGTACTGTCAAGTACGGGATGATTATTGAAACAGCCAGTATGCATCATAAAATCTGTATTGCTTAATAACTATTTCCTTAACCAGACATCAGTTCATTGTTTATCATCGCTACCCTAAGTCTAGTTTTTTCAATAGAGCATTAGGTAGTTTTTGATAATAAAACTATATAAACATGAGAATTAGATTTCGTATCGCATTCTTCATAATGAGTTATTTGAGATTTTCCTTTGAATAAATAGATACGAAATTCAGTAACTTCATATATAAACGGCTCTATCATTGAGATAGTTTGTCAAATGAAGAAATTTTAATGGAAATAGTTTTAAAAACATTAGTTGTAGGCGATGTAAAAATATTAATCCAGTGGATGCAATAGTTGCGGAGTAAAAATAGAGAGGAGTAATTAGGAAGTGATAAAAAATGCTATAGCATATATTACCAGAAAAAAAATAGAACACTTATTATATTTGCTATTTTAACAATTGTTCTTTCTTGCTTGTATTCATGTTTAACAATAATGAAATCAAGTAATGAAATAGAAAAGGCTTTATATGAAAGTTCTAATTCTTCAATATCAATTACAAAAAAAGATGGTAAATATTTTAATATTAATCAATTTAAGAATATTGAAAAAATAAAAGAGGTTGAAGAAAAAATATTTCAATATGATGGATTAGCAAAATTGAAAGATCTTAAAGTAGTTAGTGGTGAGCAAAGTATAAATAGAGAAGATTTATCTGACGAATTTAAAAATGTTGTGTCACTAGAAGCTACAAGTAATACTAAAAGAAATCTTTTATTTAGTAGTGGAGTATTTAGTTTTAAAGAAGGAAAAAATATAGAAGAAAATGATAAGAATTCAATTCTTGTTCATGAAGAATTTGCTAAACAAAACAAACTAAAATTGGGTGATGAAATTGATCTTGAATTACTAGATACGGAAAAAAGTGGAAAAATAAAAAGTCATAAATTTAAAATTATAGGAATCTTTTCTGGTAAAAAACAGGAAACATATACAGGATTATCATCTGATTTTAGCGAAAATATGGTTTTTGTAGATTATTCAACTAGCCAAGAAATATTAAATAAATCAGAGAATAATAGAATTGCAAATAAAATTTTAATGTATTCTGGTAGTTTAGAATCTACAGAGCTTGCCTTAAACAAATTGAAAGACTTTAAAATTGATAAGTCAAAGTATTCTATTAAGAAAGATAATAAAGCATTCGAAGAGTCTTTAGAGTCAGTGAGTGGAATAAAACATATAATTAAAATAATGACTTATTCGATTATGTTAGGTGGAATAGTTGTTCTTTCATTAATCTTGATTCTATGGTTAAGAGAAAGAATTTATGAAATAGGTATATTTTTATCTATTGGAACAACTAAGATACAAATTATAAGGCAATTTATATTTGAGTTAATATTCATATCAATACCAAGTATAATATCCTCCTTATTTTTAGGGAATCTACTATTAAAAGTAATTGTAGAAGGATTTATTAACTCAGAGAACTCAATGATTTTCGGTGGAAGTTTAATAAATAAAAGCAGTTTTATGTTAAACATAACAACACTTGCAGAAAGTTATTTAATATTAATAAGTATTATTGTTTTATCAGTTGTAATGGCCTCTTCATTAATATTATTTAAGAAACCAAAAGAAATATTATCAAAAATAAGTTAGGAGCAAATAATGGATATATTAGAAATAAAGAATGTAAATTACAGTTACGCAAATTCTAAAGAAAAAGTTTTGTCAGGAGTAAATCAAAAATTTGAACTTGGAAAGTTTTATGCGATAGTAGGGAAGTCAGGAACAGGAAAATCCACACTTCTTTCCTTACTTGCAGGACTTGATAAAGTTCAAACAGGAAAAATCTTGTTTAAGAATGAAGATATAGAAAAGAAAGGATATAGTAATCACAGAAAAAATAATATATCTTTGGTATTTCAAAATTATAATTTAATAGATTATTTATCGCCGATTGAAAATATTAGACTAGTAAATAAATCAGTAGATGAGAGTATCTTGTTCGAATTAGGTTTAGATAAAAAACAAATAAAAAGAAATGTTATGAAATTATCTGGTGGTCAGCAACAAAGGGTAGCTATTGCTAGGGCACTGGTATCAGATGCCCCAATAATACTAGCTGATGAGCCTACCGGTAACCTAGACAGTGTTACTGCTGGAGAAATAATTAATATATTAAAGGAATTAGCTCAAGATAGAAATAAATGTGTAATAGTTGTAACACATAGTAAGGAAGTAGCAGATTCTGCGGATATCATTTTAGAACTAAGTGGTAAAAAGTTGAAAAAAGTAAATAAAATGAATTTGGAGGTTGAATAATGATAAAAAATGCATTTGCTTATGTAACTAGAAAAAGCTTAAAATCATTAATTATTATATTAGTTATTCTATCAATGGCAACTTTAAGCATCATTAGTTTATCTATTAAAGATGCCACAGATAGAGCTTCTAAGGAAACATTTGCTAATATAACAAACAGTTTTTCTATGGAAATAAATAGACAAGTAAATCCAGGAACACCTAGGGGTGGAGGAAATGTAAAAGGTGAAGATATTAAAAAGATATCTCAAACAAACAGTATAGACTCCTATGTAAAAAGAATAAACAGCGTCGCAGACCTAGTTGATCATGATATAATTGAAACTCAAGATACACTTGCAAATCAATCACCTGAAAGAGCAAAGAATTTTAAGAGAACAGTTATGTTAACAGGGGTTAATGACTCAGCAAAAGAAACAAAATTTGTATCAGAAGCATATAAGTTAGTAGAAGGAAAGCATTTAGAAAATAAAGATAAAAATAAAATTTTAATGCATAAAGATTTGGCAAAAAAAAACAATCTCAAAGTTGGAGATAAAATAAAAATAAAATCTAATTTGTTTGATGCTGACAATGAAAAAGTTGCAAATGAAACTGTAGAAGTAGAAATTAAAGGTTTATTTGATGGTCATAATAGCGGTGGGGTAAGTGCAGCACAAGAACTATACGAAAATACACTAATCACTGACGTTCATTCAGCTGCTAAAGTTTATGGTAATACAGAAGATACAGCCGTATACCAAGATGCAACATTCTTTGTAAAAGGTGATAAGAATCTTGATAGTGTAATAAAAGATCTTGGGAAACTAGATATAAATTGGAGAGAATATAATTTGATTAAAAGTTCATCAAATTATCCTGCGCTGCAACAATCTATATCCGGTATCTATTCTATTTCAAACAAATTATTTGTTGGCTCATTAATATTTGCAGGAGTTGTAGTTTCATTATTACTTTTCTTATGGATGAATGCCAGAAAGAAAGAAATAGCAGTATTACTATCATTAGGTATATCTAAATTAGAAATTTTTGGTCAATTTATAATCGAGATGGTATTTATATCCATTCCCGCACTTCTTGGATCTTATTTCTTAGCTCAATATACAGCTGATAAGCTAGGGAATAATATATTGAATAAAGTTACTGGCGATATAGCTAAACAAATAGCTAGACAATCTGCATCTAGTCAATTAGGCGGGGGGGCAGAAGCTGAAGGATTCAACAAGACTCTTTCAGGTTTAGATATAAATGTATTACCTAAATTCATAATTTATGTAGTTATATTTATGAGTTTTGTACTTCTTGTATCATTGATTCTTTCTTCAATTTATACATTAAGAAAGAATCCAAAAGAGTTATTAATTGATAATAATTAA